CGCCTGGCCGTGCTTATGAGGGACAGCAACTGGTCATATTTAGATACCCTCTTAAAACGCATATGGGAGGCTGCGGATAAGAAGCTGAATAAATTAGGTCAAACTCCCGAGGTCAATGGATACTATAAAGGTATCAAAGCGATTGCAACCGACCTACGGGAGATGCCCGGGAAGTTAGGAACACAATTGAGTGAAAATAAAAAACAGACGGAGGATCAGACGCATGAAGAAATTTAGTAAAAAAACATGGATAGGGATTATTGTAGCGGTAGTCGCATTATTTAGCCTGCTGGCTTTATCACCACGGACAGATGAAATTATCACGGCCCCCTGGACCTTTGAAAAGGGTATTAAAGTTACAGGCGGTGTATGCCAGTTACCGGCGGATCAGGTAAAGCAATCGTATCTGGATCGCCGCTTTACCCTGGAGGAATTCGAGACCAACCCGGTCACGGCAAAGATCGCGGGCGGAGCGGCCACAGGCACGGCCGGAGACGAAAATGTGATGGCATTTGAGGATAATATCTTCGAGTATCATATCCTCGGAACCCAGACCATTTTGGCTCCCAGCCTGGCTGCGCTCGGACTGAATATTGCCATGGACGTGGCGAATGCAGATGACGGGGTGGAGATCAGCCAGGGGATTACGGCCCGGTCCCGATCCGCGTTCGTGATCGGCACGGATGCGTTTTATTTCAAGGCGACGTTTTACCTTACCGATGTCACCGGCACGGATGATTGCGCCGTGGGTTTTCGGACCGCTGAGGCGTATCAGGCCGCTATCGACGATTACAACAATATGGCCGCCTTAAACGTGATCTCGGGTAATATAACTATTGAGACCATCGATGACAACGACGCAACCACAACCACCGACACCACCGATGACTGGGCAGATTTGGCAAGCCATACCCTGGAGGTGTTTGTGAATGTCGACGGTATTGTCACTTACCAGATAGACGGCGCAGCACCGACGGTCACAGCCGCCTTTACCTGGGATGATGGAGATACGGTTGTGCCGTTTTTTTATTTTATTCACGCTGGGGATTTTGCGGAAGCGACGTATCTGACGTCCTGGGAGTGCGGACTACAATGAGGCGTAGGATAGCCGCAATAATTCATGGTTTTACCATAATGGCCTTAGTGGCGATTATTTGGCTGGTTGATTTGGAAATTTATTTACTTAACCCCGTTCCCGGCCTGTTCGACGACGGCAGATTACCCGACATAGCATATTAACGGGCCTGCCCAGTGCGGATGGATTACCGAAGGAGAAACCCTATGGCACTAAAAGAAGAAAAAAAAGAGACAGAAATCGAAGATAACCCTTTAACCGATGAAGAGGCAGAGGCCGCCTTTCTGGAAGGCACCGGCGAAACACCCACGCCCTCTGATACGTCAGAGATTAGCGACGACAAGGCCGGTGACGAAAAGCCTGGCGACGAAAAAGCCGGCGACGAAAAAGCCAGTGACGAAAAGCCTGGCGACGAAAAAGCCGGCGACGAAAAAGCCGGCGACGAAAAAGCCGGCGACGAAAAGCCCCCTGTTAAACCAGGGATTAGCGATGATGAAAAGCCCGGCAAAAAACCCACATACGAGGCCCTGGAAAAAGCCCTTATAGACACCAAGACCTGGGCCACAGGACTGAGCGAGCGGGTCAAGGCATTAGAGACCCCGAAACCGGCCCCTGCAAAAAAAGCAGGGGATGAACCGCCTGCAACCGATGAGGTCCCCGATGAAGTCAAGGGGTTTTATGCGGACTATCCCGAGGCCAAAAACGCGATTCTGTATGAGGCGGGGAAACTGGTCAAAAAACAGTTTGGGAACCTGGATCCTGCCGACGTTCAGAAAACCGTCTCAGGTCTTCAGGATACTATCGGCCAGAACAATTTCGAACGGGCCGTGGTAGTCGGTGTGGTAAGCCAGACCGGGGAGTGGATCCCCGGGCATTCGGACGCCTACCAGGTCATGGCAAATGCACGGTATAAGACCTGGTTTGAAAACGAGCGCAAGATCAATCCCACCCTTGATGAGATTAATGATCCGGCCAGGGCGATCGATCTTTTGACCCGGTTTAAAAAGGAAACGGCCAGTGCCGCGGCCAGCGCCCATGACAAAGATCAAGGGTTAAAGGCCCAGGATATTAAGGACATAGCAGCCGCTGCGCCTGAAGGCGGCGCACAGACCATCGGTAAAAAACCGAAAGGCGATGATGAAAAAACACCCGAGGAGCTTTTTTCCCAGGGTGCAAACTCTAAAAAATAAAAACGGCATAGGTCATGACGCATGGGCATAGGTTAATATTATTCACCCTATGCCCCCCTATGCCTTCAAACGGAGGACTAAATATGGCAACAGAATACACATTATACGGTGATATCTCACCGAGAACCAATTTCCAGGCATACGGGAAACTCCTGGCGCGTGTCACCCCCGGTCTTGTGACCGAGCGGACCGCCCAGACAAAACCCATGCCAAAAGGCAAGGGCAGAACCCTGGTCTTCAGGCGGTACTTAGCTTTAAGCGTGGCCACTGCGCCCCTGCAGGAAGGGGTCACTCCACCGGCGAGCAAACCTACTTATGTGGATGTGGAATGCACGCTGGAGCAATTCGGTGACTGGATCGGTATTACGGACGTGATCCAGGATACGCACGAAGACCCGATCCTGGCCGAATTCCGGTCGTTACAGGCCAGACAGATGAGAGAAAGCCGGGAGGCCCTTAATATCGAAGTATTAAAGGGCGGAAGCTCTGTAAGTTACGCCAACGGCACCGCACGGACCGATGTCAATACCTTCCCGGCAAGGGGGTTTTTCAGAAAGATAGTCCGGACGCTGCGGGGCGCGGATGCGGAATACTATATGGAGATCCTTTCGGGCGAGCCCAATTATGATACAACGCCCGTGGGACCGGCGTTCTTTGGCCTGTGTCATACGGACTGCGAGGCGGATCTCAAGAACGTGGCCGGTTTTACCCAGGTGCAGAATTACCCGGATCCGAGTAAGGCCCTGGATCGGGAGGTGGGTGCAGCGGAAAATATCCGTTTTCTTGCGACCACCATGTTCGGACCATGGGCCGATGGCGGTGGGGCCGCCGGATCCATGATATCCACAACAGGGACATCCGCCGACGTGTACCCGATGATTATCCTGGCGCCTGACGCCTGGGCCACCGTTCCCCTTCGCGGGGTCAATTCCGGGTCCATTAATGTGGTCAACCCCAAGCCACGGGGCGGTGATCCCCTGGGCCAGAGAGGAACCCTGGGCTGGAAGTTCTGGCATTCGGGCCTCATCCTTAACGATGAGCTCATGGATCGTGGCGAGGTGGCATGCTCGGAGAATCCGAGTTAAGGAACGGTAACCGTTAATCCCGATTAAATCGGGATTAACGGAAAACAGTTAACATAATAAAATACTGGAGGAACATATCATGAATTTACCTGAAATTGTACACGGCACATGCGACGGCACCGGCGCGGCCATCAACGTATGCCTGGGGTTTATCCCAAATTTTGTAAAGGTGTGGAACATGGAGGACGCCGGTAACCTGGAGCCTGCTATTGAATGGCACCGCCAGATGGCCCTGATCACCCAGATGGACGAAGGTATTATAACCAAAGGGATCACTCAGGCTGCAATGTCCCGCACGGTCGCGGCGGCCGACGGTATTGCCGCCTATGCGGGCGGAGATGAAATCGTATACGACGATGACGGCGGAAATGGGTGGGTGGATAACCTAACCTCTTTGACCTCCAAGGCCGAGGTCTATGTGGACGGGCATTACCAGCGAACCGCAACCACGGATGACGCGTATAAGTGTATCGGCGACAGCCTGGTGGGCGATAACCCAAGGCACGGCGCCAAGGTCAAGACGCCGCCGGGCTTTATCATTGGTGCGCATGCTGATATAAATGTTAATGGTGAGCAGCTCGCCTGGATGGCGGTGAGGTAGGGAAAGAAGTGTGAAGTGAACTAAAGTGACTAAAGTGACTAAAGTTAAGGAACGCTACGCTTTAATCCAGGGATTTTTTAAGGTAGAAGCGTAGCGTTCCACCAATAGTCAATAGTCAATCGAAAATAGTCAATCATTAGAACCGGAGGAACAAATGGCACAAACAAACACAGCATTGAAAGCGGACATAAAGGCCGAGGAAACAACCGAAGAGGTAAAACTTAAACGAGATTTTGCAATCATCCGTATGGGCGGGAAACGCAGCAAACAGGATTCCACCCTGGTCCCGGTCCGAGTAACGGGTGAGACCATCCGGATGAAACGCGGATCCTATATCCCGGTAAAAGCCAAATTTGTCCATGCGCTCAGAAACGCCCTCGAACCTATCACGGAAGAAGACGACGGATCCGGATCCACCCAGCAGATACGGAGGCGAAAAACGGTGGACTACTCGCCGCGGTATCCGTTTGAGCTGTTCGGGTGGATCGATGAAAAAAACTACAACCGGTTACGAAAGATCGCCTTAAAACGGGAGATCACCGAATGGGAAGT